CTATATATTTTAAGAAACGAACTGAGTTGTTCGTTGTTTTCTACTATAACCATTTACTATACATATCAATGTATTTTTCTAAATTACATTATTTTTCTTCTACTCAATTTTTCTCGTATATCGTCTGAAGAACCTTTTGGTGGATTCCAATATTGCAGTGGTGATAATATCTGTAACAACTGTTCATTACCTTTTATTCTAGATGCGGACAGAACCTCAAGTGAGTTAGAAGTAAAAACTTCTCTTTTTGTTCCAGAAACTCTCCAATTTATGCTCATATATCTAAATAAGTTATTAACATCAAAGTCATCTTTTGATATTTCGAATAATTCACCATCTAAATTATTTCCTTTTTGAGCAAAGTATCTTTTGTACGTGCCTATACGGTAATCAGATTTTGATGGTAGTGGTTTTACTTTTCTTGGGTATTGTTGTTTTGGTTGTGGTTTTAATTCGGAATAAGTAGAAAATATTGTTTTATCTTCACCAACTTTCTCTATTATTTTTGAATTAATATTATGAACACCACCGGTCATATACACCTCTTTTTTATTATTAGTATAATGTATGTGATACTCCAAACCAGGTTTTACAGAACCACCATGTGTGTATCTAAACTCACCCATTTCGGTTATACCAGCAAAGTTTACCTTGAAGTCTGTGTTTTCATGGACTCTCATCATTTCTTTTTTTAGACTGCTCATTTATTTACTATGTTCCCTTCTTCATCTTCTTCAATTATAGTTCCCCATTTCTGTATAACCCCACCATAACCACTACGTATTTCCATTTCATTTGAAATAATTTTATATTCGTTTCTCATACCAACATTATCTACATTCTCTAGGTTACTAGATTGTATTGTAAATCCCCCCTTCCACCAATCAGGTAAAGGAACATTAGGATCATCTGGTTCTTCAAGTTCAATGACCTTATCCTTTGCATTCTCAGTAGTATCAAGAGTAAATTCTTCTTCTCCTTTTCTTTTATTTATATATCCGTCAATCAAATCTTGTAAGAGGTCAGGATCATCTGCTATCTCCGTAAACACTTGGTTTATCGTTGACCTCATTTTACCAGAAATTGTAGTTGACCAACCACCACCATCTACCGTATGATTAACATCAAACATTTGAAAAACAGTTTTATCTTTGTAGTTTTGAGGTAAATAGGATGAGTGAAACGAATTACCTGGATATATCCCACCTGTTCCATCTATCACCAATTCCATTTCCAATGGAATTAAAACTGATTTATTATTATCACCACCACTAGTCTTGGTTTCTGGATGTGTTTTTGTTAAATATTCTATTGATTTTATATAATCCTCTCTTAATTTTCCTGATGTAATTTCCCCTCTAATGTTATAATCGTATTTTTGACCATAGAAATTTTGTATGTATTTTTCATCACCTAAAGTAGCTTGTTCAAAGAACTTTTGTTTTTGTTCTGGTGTCATATATCGTATCATCGGTTTTGGTTTTGATTGGTCAAAACCTGCGTCATTGTTTGATGTGGATGTACCCATTTCTCTATTTCTATCTTCCTTTTCTTCATAATAGTCTTTTATATCATCAACCTTTGTTTTCAAAAAATCCATTATATCATCTGTTGAATCATTAACTCTTATCTGTTCACTAGCAAATCCATTCGGAGTTCCTATATTTAAAGATTGTTTAAAAGCAAAATCTAAATTCTTATGTCGTTCATCTTTATTTTCATTATTTAGGCCACCAACTACTAAACCCTCTTTTTCACCTGTCACTCCAAAATCACTATTAGGATATTTGAGTTGATCTAAATTAGAACCATACATTGTTGCTAAGGCCATAGCATTTGGAACTCTTGCTGATACATTTTGTGATTTAACTATACTATCATGTCTCCAAACAGGAAAATAAAAAATACCCAAATTTCTAACATCCACCCCATCATACGAACTTGCTTGACTTGGTATTGGTTTAGTAAAATCTATAGCTGTAATTTGATTATCGATTATTCTTGCTCTTTCTGATCTAATAGCATCTTGTTCTAGTTCAAAAGACCAAAAATCTATAGGTTCATTTAACTTTAAAAAAAGACTTTCCATTGACTCTTTGATGTTAATTGCTTCTGATGACATATCTTCTATTTGAGCTCGAATACCAAACGAACCTTTTATAACTCTTAAACTAATCAACATATTTCTTAAATAACCAAACTCTGAATTATTATTTTTTAGTATTCTTTGTTTATAATAACTAACTCCTTTAGAGTTTACAATAACAGGTTCACCATTTGGACCTGATTTAGTTCCTTTTGGTACGACTACTGCATCACCAGTTTCTTGAAAACCAGGTGCATCAACACTAAAACTTGGAAAGTTTTGATTCACTGCGTTTGCAAGTTTTATTACAAAATCATTATCAGGTTCTAGTTCTATTTCATCTTTATTCTCACCTATTTCTATTGTTCTTTTTCGTGTTTCAGGTAAAAATTGACCAGGTAAGATATATGTATTAAAATTAATTGTCTCTAGATACTTACTATTTCTTATTTTTACACTAGTTTGTTTATTAGTTTTAATATCAACATCAACAGACCTAAACTGACTTATTATATCTTTACCAGAAACCAATGAGGTAAATTTAGATAGTATGTTATCTTCGAACCAACCCCATCTAACCCAAACGTTAACACCTCCAGTAAGGCCTGAACCCAATTTACTGTAATCATTAAGAGAAGTTGCTATCCATTTATTAGGTTCTACATAAATAGCTTTTCCTATCGCAGCATCTTTTGTTTTTGGTATTATTCTATTATCCCACATCTTTTGACATTTTTCACCAAAGTATAATCCAGCAGTTCTAAGAAACGTTTTCATACTAACACTAGTATCATACGTAACTATTTGTTCATCTGTTAACCTTCGTGTTGCTCTTTTACTTAAATTTGCCTCAGTAACATCTCCACCATCTGCCTTATGGTCATTTGGTATGGTATTGTCTACGATACTAACTCCAATACTACCAAGAATGGTTTGACAATCAAACCCACCATCGGCTCTTGTTGTGTATTCAAAGTTTTTAACCAAACCAACCATCATATCAAAGTCTCCGTCACCACTTAATATTTCTGATATGTAATCTCTGTAAGCGTTTCTTTTAGTTTTCCCATCTAGTTCTAAAAAAGTTGGTAGGTTTATTAAAGATTTAGTATTATAAACCCAACCCCATTCTAATAAAACTTCTTTACCATGTGCTAAAAAGTGTGGTGTTAACCTATTTATATCTTCAAAGCTCCAACAAGTCCAATTTATTGTTGCTTCTCTTTGAGCTCTCGCTCCACCTTTAAAAGTTACATCTATAGATTTTACACCAGGCATTGGTCTTTTGTTTGGATTTTCATTTGCAGCAGTTTTAGCTTCTGATGTCTCACCCATCATAGCTAACTCCATACTCGATTCAATTCCTCTAGAACCATATATCTCATCATAACCACCACGAATACCACCGTTATGTAAGAGTTCACCACCCATTAGAATAACTGGTTTTGATTGATTGGATGCCATCTTAATGAATGTGGTTCTAGACATCATCTCTTGTTGAGTAAGAACATCTGTAGGAGAATCTGAATATGAAGTCTCTCTACCAAGAGCTCTCATCTTTTCAAATAATCTTTTTTGAACTGATTTTGCAATAGGTTCTAGATTAATCATAACTTTAACTGTTTAGTTGTTTAAAATCTTCTAATATTTTTGAAATATTTGATGGGATTCTAATTATGTCTCTTGATGAAAGAATTACTTTTCCTTTTATACCATTTGCTTTTGATATTACCCACCACAAACTTGAATCACCATAATAAGTTTGTGCTAGATTATCTAATCTTGTACGTTCTGCAACACGAATAAATTCGTCACTATTTTCTAATGGTATTGCCGGATAGTAAGTTGAAGTGTAAACTCTTTTTCCATCTTTATCAATTTTTATTTTATTATTATCATACCTTTTCATAATATATCCTATCCAAAAGAACTACCGACTTCTGTTCCAGGTAAGTTTTGTAAAGATTTTAACGCTTTTTCATTGTTATCCTCTATCGTCTTAGAAAATCCAGTAGTAGTTCCCTCACCACCAATTAATTTACCCAAGTCTATTCTTTTAATAGCCATTTTTCCTTTATTAAAAAGAGACGTACCACTAAGTATTTTAGAAAACTCCTCTGATTGTCCTGGTACATATTCATTAGGAGAAACCCAAGGTAACTCAAAATGTCTTTGTGTAGCAGACGGTAATCTTTTACCAATATATTGAAATGTACAATTTACTTGAATATATTTTGGTAGTTTTGCAAACACAGTTTCGTAGGTTCCCTCATCCATCACATTGTAGGTTAAACCTGAAATGTAACCTGGTGTATCAGTATACATCTGTCCTATCGTTAGCTCTGTGTATGGAGATATCATTCCTCTACCACCACTACCATCAGAATCTGACCAATGTGGATATGTTTGACCTGCTAGATAGTTTAACTTTTCCCATAAGAAAACTAATTCTTGGTCTGACTTAGGATATACATCAAATGTGAATGAAATTTCCCTTTCAGTTCCTTGATAAACATAAACAGAATCTGGCCTACCAACATATCTCTCTGGTGAATACTCTGGAGAAAACGTATCTGTTATACCACTAAGTATTGCTCTGAATACCATTGATTTATTATTTCTAACATCTTTAAATTTGAATGGTATCCAATCTAATTCATCTAGTGGTATTTCTTGTCCACCTTTAGAATAACCATCTTGACCATATGGTATTAGATTTACCCTATCAACACCCTTATCACTAAAACCTTCTTTACTAATTTTTGATAGAGCTGCTTTTGATGGTTTTTTACCTTCTTTAGATGGTATTAAGTCAAAATCCTTTGCTATCTTACGTAAACTTTCACCTTGTTTCTTTGCTTTTTTAACCATCGAATCAAGTTTTGCTACTTTATCTACACCATCCCAAGACTTTCCTTGTTCTTCTAATAACTTTTTACCTGTTTTCTTTAAAAACTTCTTACCAATTTTACTAGCTTGGTCTTTTATAAAAATAGAAGCTTTTTCTGATATTGAGTTCCATACTTTCTGACTAATAAAATCAAATATAGTACCAGACGCAACAAGACTATCTAAATTAAGAAAACCATTTCTATTAATATGAAGAGCGCCTGGTATACTAAATATAGACAGAGGATTATAGATTTGAGGACTTATTTCTGAAGAAAAAGCATCACCCTTAACATCTCCATATTGTCTATACGCTTCTGGTATAAGGTCTTCATTTACAATTTTTACACTACCCTCTTCTGAAAGGTTATAAAGTCTAGTTGAAACTCGTTCAAACGGATTCTTTCTTTGTAATACTTGTTGTGCTTGTACAAACCTAGAACCTCTTACAAGAAAGTCAAGAGAATTTGTTGCACCATTAATTCTACGAACATCTGCAAAATATCTATCTAAAAATATACTTGGTTCTCTACCAAGTACCCTCTTACCTATGTCATCTGCAGCTTGAAAAACAGATGTTATTACATCAGAACCCTTATACGCTGGACTATCTATCTGAACCAAACCAGGAAATGCACCTTCTATTCTTGGCATTTCTACATCACCGATACCCCATTTTTGTCCTATCTTACGAACTACGAAAGGTTCTTGTCTATCTGGTGGAACTTCAAAACTTGGGAACGTATTCTTTTTAGGTTCTTTTCCAAACACGTATTGTCCTATAATATTGATACCAGCATTAGATTGTTTTAACTTTGGATTTAAAAATCCACTAAATCCTAAATTTCTAGATGATGTTTGATTATCATTACGAATACCAAAAGGACTTGTGTTGTCTAACATCTGAGCATAATAACTTTCAAAGAAACCATCATTACCGACATCTTCTAATCTAGAACCACCAAATTTAATCGTGAATAAATTATCTTTATTAAATAAACTAGTGAATCCACTTTTATCTTGACCTACAAATATAAAATCTGGAGTATCGAACTTTTCAAGTTTGGATGGTGGAAGTTGATTCGTACCACCTCTAGTCATGTCTCTATTATTAGAGTTAGGTCCTGTTGGGGACAAACTTGATAAATCTGCTGTTTCTTCTAAAAAAGGCATTATTCTGTATTCCTTACTAATTTACCCATTTTACTATCTACACTTTCTAAAAATCCATTTGAAACTGATTGTAATTTTTCCATGTTAGTTGCTCCATCAGCTCTAGTTATTTGACCAGATGCTGAAGCTTGATTATTTCTTACTAGTCTTGAAAGTTGTTCTACATTAACACCAACACTTTCTGCTAAAGCTCTTCTCTGTAAAACGTTTAATCTATTGAACTCAACTTCTCCACCAACCTGTTTTAGTATTTCTTTCATCACACCAACTTGGTCACCTTGTATTGCTAACATCCTAGCTCTATCAGTATTTATTGACCTACCCAATAACATTGAAGCTTCCATAGATTTTTCAATAGATGTTTCGAAATCTAACAATGACTCTGTTACCGATGCTACTGCACTCATGTCCAATCCAAGTTTTCTAGCCGCTGTACCTGCTGCTATTAAATTCTGTCCACCATCTTTTGCAAACGAAGCAAAGAACTCGGCGTTCTGTGCTAAATCTCTCATCACCAATGCTGGAGCAACACCTGCAGCCTCAATCATTGCTGCGTTAGACCTAATCTGATTTAATAATACTTCTCTACTAGCACCTGATATAGATTCCATTAAAGATAGTGTACCAGCTAACTCATCACTGGTCTGACCAGTTGCAGCTGCTGTTCTAGCAAAACTTAAACTTAGTTTTATTGCCTCATCAACACTTCCACCCAAGGTATTTAGTATTGCATTTTGTGCTGGTATGATATCACCATCTAGTGTTAAACCATATCCTTTTGCAGCAACACCTAGAGCTTTATTCGCTATAAGTAATTTACCAGCAGTTACTACCGACACTCCTAATTCTTTTCGTGTTTCGGCTACTTGTCCAGCTACCTTTACTAAAGCAGCACCTATTGCAACTACAATACCAAGTATACCCATTGGGGATTTTGCTAATAGTGAAAATGAATTAGCTGCTTGCTTAGCACCCTTTGCCATCTGAAAGACACCAGGAAAAGTGTCCATTATAATATCTCTACCCTTAGCACTTGCTTTAAGTTGGTCTAGAGCACTCTTAACTTGGTCTTTAGTAACACCCTCTCGTAATCTTCCATCTTCAGTTATAAGTTGATTTACTTTTGCAAGGTCTTGTGTTACACCTAATATTCTGTTGACTGAACCAAACTGTTTTTCACCTATATCAAGAATATCTTGTTCTAAACTTTTTACTTCTCTTAGGTCTTCAGCTTGTTCTTTGTACGGTCTTCCACGTTTAGCTGCCATCTTTTTTCCTTGTTACTGTTAAAATCCTGCTACGTTTGGATAACGTCTTTGTAACTCTTTTTTATTTTTTTTGATATATTTTTCGATGTCATCTCTACCTTTTTCTAAATCTTTTATTTTTTTAGCCAACTCTGGATCCGTTGACTGAAGTTTTTTCATTGTCTGTGATTTAGCTTGTTTTGCTACAGAACCAAAAATAGCACCAATAAATTTACTTATCAGTCCTTCTTGTTCTTTTACAATGTATTTGGGCATCATGTTCTCCAATAAAATTAAGTATTATAACTCAATAATAAATATCAATTTTTATATTTATTCATCTCTTTTTTGAACTCTTCCGCCTCTGCTTTGTAGAACTTCTGTAGTCTTTTCAAGTAGAATGTACGTAAATAGATAGGTAGATTATATGCGTCTGTAAATGTAAATCCACCTTTAGAATGTAAGATTAGTTGAAATATTTCTTCGTGTATTTGTAACTTATACTCAGGTGTTAGGCCAAAAAAATCGTACGGTGATTGGAATCACCACCTCTGTCTCCTTTCCACTAGAGTCTTTAATAATTGTTGTCATGTCCATATCTGGTGTAATTTTATTCAGATATTGTCTAAAAGATAAAGAATCCCTAGATAAAAATTCATTATCAACAAAATTATTAATATAAGACTTTTCTGAATTACCATCTACTGATAAAATCATTTTTTTAAATCTTGTAGTTAAACCTGATGATTGTAGTTTTGTAATCTTTTCCATTGCTTTAATATCAGATTCAATATCCTTTTCGTCTTTACCATTTAATAATTTAAAAGTAATTGTTCTTTTAGAATTTGGTAATTCGTATGAAAATTCATTTGTCCCTTTAGACAGTTTTTTGAAATCTATTTTTACTGGTTCTAGTTTGGTTAAATCTACACTTTGTTCCACGCCCTCATACTCAAACTCATACTCTTTACCATAACCGAGAATACGAGCAGCAACCATGATTGCATTCTTGTCACCAATCAATAACTCATTTACGTTTATTGTTTTGTCTACTATTAAAGATTGTAACAAAACATCAATAACAGTTCCTTGTTGTATTAGATTTTGTGAGGTTAGTATATCCTCTTCCTTTGCGGTCATGTATTTTACTTCTACTTTACCACTAGATAGGGGATGACCATCAACATAGAAATGACCTTTGGATGGTAAGTCTACCACTTCCGTAGGAAATTTATAATCAGCCATAAATGACTCCTTTGTTTGTATTAATATATATAACTAATTTTGTCTTAAAACTATTTTATTTTTTACCGAACTTCTCAGCTGCTGTAACACCAAGTCCAACTACTGAAATGTACATAAAACATTCAAGTATCTTGTCCTTGACTTCAAATGTAGAAAAGGTATCAGCACCCCAACTACAAATCAACATAAAGAAGGCCATAAAACCGACAAATCTTTTACTAGAGATTTTAGCATCACTAGAAAGCATTTCTCTGAAAAAATTCATATTAACTCCTTAGAATTGTAAGATTGCGTAATCGTATTTAAGTGTTAGAGTGATTTCAGCTGGATCACTTGAAGCATAATCTAACTCACCAAAGTTAGCTTGTTCGATATAAGCACCTTTTAGTACCCACTCTTCAACAACATCACCAACAGGTCCTAACAAATTAAATGTTACGTCTTTTTTATAGAAATCTGAGTATCCATCACGACCAGTAACAGACTCATGTGATAAACGAACCCATTCCATAACAGCTTGTGCACCACTTGGAACTACAGGATCATATAACATAATATCAATTGGTTGCCAAGCACCTTTTCCTTTAATATATCTTTTAACATTAATGTGATCTAAAACTATCTCCTCGAACTGAATCGTAGGTCTGTTCGCAGTCTTAATTAAATATGCAGGAATACCTTCTATGTACATTATGAACCGATTCTTTGTTTTCGGTTCAAACGGTGTAAACATAATTTCTGAAGGATCTAATGTAGCCATTCTTTATTCTCCTAAAAGTCCGTTTAATTCTATTCAATAATAAATATCAATTAAACAAATTTTTAGTAAAAAAGAAAAACCCCTCTTTCGAGGGGCTTCTCATTTATTTAGTTTTTAACCTAAATTATTCAGGAAATGTGGCTCCTGTTGGTTGTACTACGAAATCAAGTACGATGAACTCTGCAGTTCTTGTAGGTTGAATAAATATCTGACCTATCAATTGATTTCTATCTACAACTTCTGGTGTGTTATTAGTGTCGTCCATAACAACTCTAAAAGCACTCAAACCACTATTAGACTGAACTTGTTCTAAGTAAGGATTCACAATGTTTAAGAAACGATTTCTTAGAGCTTGTGTATTCTGTTCAAATACTAAGAATCTTGAAGTACTAGCAATAAACTTCCTTAGAGCTATCAATAATCTACGAACATTGATTCTGTCTAATGCAGATGGTTTAGATTGTAGTGTTTTCTGTCCAAAGACAACAACACCTTGACCAGGAAAAGAAGCGATTGGATTAACCCTACCTTCATAGAGGTCATCTCTTTCGGCATGTGTTAATCTTGTTTTTGCTTCTAATACACTTGTCAATCCACCACGATTCAATCCAGCTGGTGCAAACCATTCGTGAGCTACTTGGTCGTTATATGAAATAACACCAGGTAATACTACTGATGGTGGAACCCATACTGGTATTGAACTATCCCTATTAGGTATCAACACCCAAGGATAATAAGTTGCTACATAGTTAGTATCTAGATTTTTAACAGTATCTAATACGGTTTCAACAGTATCAGTATAAGCTGCCGCATCCATGATATATAGTGCATCCGCTCTAGATTCTACTTTACTAATCGCGTGATTTGTTACGTTAGAGTGTAGTCTATGAATAACACCAGGTGTTACCAATAGATTCATATCAAATTCATCAGGATTACTGACAGCATTGATTGCTCTTTTGTAAGCCAAACTACCACTAGAAGTTGAACTTGATAAATCAAATCCTTGTGTGTTTCCCGCAGTAATTGCCGAACCAACATTATAAGGTGTTGCTGGATTTTTACCATCAAAACCCCATTGTAAAGGAACAACAAATTTTCTTTGAGCTAATGCTGAATTAGTCAAAGTAATAAATGTTGAAGCGTTAGCAAATGTTGTTTCTCCATTTGGATTGGCATCATCATCACCTTTCATTGATTCTATACTCATGGTAACATTATTACCAACGTTTGCAGTCGCTGGAATTGGTGCCAAGTAATTAGCGTTATCATCTCTTATATGTTTAGAAAGAAAATCAAACCCATAAAATGTACTAGCATCATATGTTCCAACACCACCAGTTTGATTTGTCTTAAATACCACAGCAGGTATTTCAGTTGTACCTGGTACAGTATTATAAACTGCAGCATGTCCCATCGGAACGACTTCTTTTGGATGTTGAGAAAGGTTATTCTCACCAGCAGTTTTAGAAGCATAATCACCAATTCTGATATGTTTACTTAGATTTGGTAATGTACCAAAGTAAGTAAGTTTTCCATTAGAATCAATGGTTACGTGTCTATCACCAATTCTCTTTGCAAAATAATTTGGTGAATCTGGATCAAATGTTAATCCATCATATTGTTCTAGTATATTATCATTATTATTAGAACCTGGACTATGTACTCTTACTTGTAAAGAAAAAGTACCATAATCAGAACCTGCAACATCATCCGCAGATTTTACATCTCTAATAGCAACTTTTAATTCAGAATTTACATCTGAACCATGTGAACGAGTGTAAACTCTAAAAAGATTATATCTTGAACCATTTACCATTTGTGATTGTATAAATGGTGTTCTTGCAGTTTGATAATCTTTATTACCAGTCCAATCTGTTGATTCATTTCCGTCATTATCTAAAGTATTCGTACCACTAAAAAAATCTAGTCCATCAGAATCAAACTTAATTGAAGCTGATGAAAATGAATTATATGTGGTAGAATTTCCTGCATGAGCAAAAGATTTATAAACATACACAGATGACGCGTTATTAGCACTTTTTGTTGATTGTGGATTTTGACTAATTACCTTTGTGACAAAGTTAGCACTACTAGAATCAAATGATAAATTGTAAGTTTCCGCAGAAACATTACTACCTGAAACAGTTAAAGTGAAACTACTCCATGATCCTGATGTTACACTACTCATTGATAAATCACCAACACCACTAGATCCTCTAGATGGTGCTAAAATCGCTAACGATTGAGTCTCACCACCTGATGCATGTACGTTTAATCTTAAAGCATCTGCTTTATACCCACCTAGTCCAAGAACTCTCACAACCGTGACAACTCCTGCACTTCTTAAATATTGTTCTACCGTTTGAGGTGTATAAAATCTATCATCTTGACCACCGAATATTTCTTCAAAATCTTGGAATGATGTTACTTGGGTAGGCACAAAAGCAGGACCTTTTTGTGTAGGTCCTACAATAGCTGCACCAATTGCACCAATCGCTTGTGGTAAAAATGACAAGTCTCTTTCACGAGTGAATACACCAGGTGAAACTATTCTTTCTGCCATTAAATTTCTCCTAGTTAATTTTTGTTATGCAAAATCTTAGAATAAATATAATTATTCTATTATAAGTATAACTTAAATACCCCAAAATGTACTATTTAGGGAACTTTTTTTATATTAACCTTGAGGAGATTCTTCTTGAGGTGGTGCTGGTGTAAATACTCCACTCTGTGGATCTAACTGACCAGGACCATACTTTTCATTTAACTTCTGTACCAAATCACGCTCAGTTTGTTGAACTTCTTCATATTCACCTTCTAATTCAACTTGACGATTCTCTACCGCTTCAACTTGTTGGTTAAGTAAGATTTTTTGAACAGCAATTTGACCTAAAAGTGTCTGCTTTTCTTGATAACTCTGTTGTAATTCACCTAACTCTTTTAATTCTTCTTCCGAAAATTTAATTTCATCAGATGCTTCAACAACTTTTGCTTCTTCAGCCATAACTTATTCTCCTATATTAGTTTAAGTTTATATAAATATAACATAAATATGTTAAATACAATTTTTTATTTCTTTTTTAACTCTTCTATCTCTTTTTGTTGAGATTTTACGATTTCTGTTAGTTCTTGAACTGCTTTTACAAGAGGTGTAATCAATTCAGACTCACCCAAAAGTTCCATACCATCTTCTTGCTTTGACCAAACAGGAAACTCTGAGTGTCCTACTGAATCCATAGCCTCTTTAACTTCTTGTGCAACAAACCCATAATGTACCCTATCAGGATTCTTTCTTTCAGTAGTATTTGGGTTATATTGTTCAAATTCAGATGGATATTCACTTGGAGCTTTTTTCTGAAACTTTCGTGTTTTTAGTTTTAATACAAACTCTAATCCTAAATCGTTGTCTATAATGTTTTTCTTTATCCGTCTATCAGATGAATGTGACCAACTAGCATTCTCACCAAAGTCGTTAACAATATAATCTGAATCGACACCTATTCTTATTGTTTCTGTTCCACCACCTACTAATGTATCAGAACCAGCTTTTAGAACTATTTCATCGTTTACACTATTAGCAGAACAGTCTGCGTTGTATCCTAAATATGTATTATTTGCACCTGTCGTAAGATTGTCACCTGCCATTGAACCTAAACATACATTATAATCACCACTATTAATTTGATGACCAGCAGAGCGACCTATTATACAATTATCATCACCACTTGTAAAACTATCAAAAGCGTAAGCACCTAAAGCAACATTGTACTGACCTGAACTATACGGAGTAGATGTTGTTCCACCTTTACCAGCATCTTTACCTACAAATGTGTTGTAAGAACCAGTTGCATACAAACCAGATTCATATCCTATTGCAACACTATCCTCACCATTATCTAATAATCGATATAAAGACCGATATCCGATAGCTACATTTCTTCTAGCTCCAGTTCTTTGACTCATCAAAGCTTGTTTACCGATAGCGACGTTCCAAGAACCATTAGCACCACTACCACCGCTTGTACCATAACCAGCTTGATATCCGATTAAGACACTTTCTCCACCTTGAGCTACAGCACCAGCTTGATATCCAACTGATACAGTTTCACTACCACCAGTAGCACCTTGGTAAGCATTATATCCTACAACAGTATTATAATTTCCGGTAGTTATATTTTCTGCAGCTTCGTATCCTATAGCAACATTATGTTCACCTGTTGTGAAATCTTGAAGAGCTTTGTACCCAACAGCGGTATTTCTCTCACCCGAACTATACGGAGCAGATGTTGTTCCG